CGCAGTCTTGGCATATCAGTAAGTGACAGACGTCACAGAAAATATGTCAAGAAGTTTCACAAGGACCCAGACTCGGCTGTAAGCCATGGCTGGTTGGAGTTACAGTATGGATGGCGGCCGCTCTTGCAAGATATCTATGGGAGTGCTGAATTGATTGCTCAGCACCAACTCAGAGAGATCCGATCAAGGACGTCCGTTCGTGCTTCTAAGGAAGTGCATGGCGTAACTGAAGTGGAGAACAACCCATTCAGTAAGTCATACTCTAACTGGAAGTACAAGTATACCGTAAAGATGGTGGTATACTATTCCACTCCCGGAGAGTCTATTAAGACTCTAAGCCAGGTTGGGATTACCAATCCCGCCCATATTGCTTGGGAGTTAACTCCATGGTCGTTCGTTGTTGACTGGTTCTTACCTATTGGAAACTGGATCCAATCCTGGGACGCGACCTTAGGTCTCGTCTTTGAGAAAGGGTGCCAGACAAACTTCCATCGGTTCGAACAAGAAAACTTCGGACGTGGAGGTACTGTTAGTAGTGGTGGTGCTACTGTTATTGAAACATGGAATCGGAAGTCTAATCGCGAGTATATAAAGTGTGATCGGTTTGTCCTTACGGACTTTCCGCGCATTGCTTTACCTCGCTTTAAGAACCCCTTTTCCAAGGAGCACCTTGCTAATTTAACAGCACTTTTACATCAACTCTTTAAGAGGTAAACAAATGCCAGCTATTGCTGACATCAAATTGTCTTCGATACTGTCAACTACGCACTTAACAACTAGTGCGACAGTAGGCGTCGACAAAACGCTAAGCCCCGAAGGGTTTACTCTTCCTGGTGTTGCGAAGTGGGTTGACCGTAGTAGCGGTATCGCTATTGGTTACCCCGCGCTTACCTTGAGTGTCCGTGCGCCTAATAAGGCTTCACGTATCACTCGAGTGCAGGCAAAGTTGGTGGTTCCGACTCTCGAGCAGACCTCTGCGTCAACGTCAACTGGTATTCAACCAGCTCCGACGAAGGCATATGACTGCACGATGAATCTGGAGTTCATGCTGCCTGAGCGATCAACCCTTGCTGAACGGACTGCGTTGTTCAACTTGGCTTGTTCCCTCTTCGCAAGCACGATAACTGCTTCGGATGCGAGTCCTTCTGATGGTACTGGAAGTCCTCTCTCCGCTGCAGTTCTAAGTGGCGAGCCCGTATACTAGGTAGACTACACGGAGCTAGTTGAATGCCTCATTGTAACATGTACGAGGCCTCTTCTGCTAGTTTCGGGTATAAACTATAGGACCGGCAAGCCACCGAAGCTCCATTGGCATAATTAACCAAGGAATCACTACTATGTCTTATGATAAGCGTAGTAAG